GCCCAGCGGGTCGGGGGCCGGGAAATACGAGCTAATAAACTCCCATTTTGTATCCTGAACCCCATCCTCATACAACCGCACGCCGTAGCCAAAATCGCCGGATCCAACGGCAAGCACTTTTTTATTGGCCTTTAAAATGCCTAGATTGCCGCTGCCGCCTGAGCTAAACGATAAAACCCCTGTGTTTGCCGGGGGTTCGGTTATATAAAAACCGGGAGCAAGAATTTGCCCAAACTCTCCACGAGTCGGTGGAATCCACGCGGTCGTTGTTGCAACCACCTCGCCGCCGCTGGGTAGCAGGTAGCACGCGCCAGTATAATACTGGCGGTCACAAAACAATACACCGGCATCGTTGATCGCGTACGGTCGCAGCAACCGCGTGCCGCCCTGCTGAGGGATCGTGGACACGTTGCTGCGCGTGACCAGCGTTTTTTTTGTTTTTAGGTCATAGCGTACAAGGGTTTCGTAGTCTGGCAGCGACACCCATACGCAGTCGCTCGCGTCAATAGTATTAAAATTCTGGTAGTTGGTGGCAGGCAGACCCGTGTTTGTGATCGTAGGGCCAGTAAACTCGCCAGCGCCTATCTCAAACTCAAAATTAGGGACTCGATTGCCGTAATCCGCGAGCTGTAAATTTTCAAACACGATATAGGCCTGTCCCCTATAAGCAGGGACGCGACCAACACCTAGGGCGGCCTCCATCGTTGGGTCGGGTAGCTGCGTCTCTGTCCCCGAATAAAAAACGACGGACTCCGCGATGTCCGTGTTCGCCGTCGAAAAATTGGCGACCAGTTGATTATTGGCCCACATGCGACTAACGCCGACCAGCTCGCCCTCGCCTATGCTGATCGCTACATCAACCGCATAGGTGTAGGTGGTCGTCTCTACCTCCGGGCCGCCTTTCCCGCCCTCGCTCGTTGTCGTAGCCGTCTCGCGTATTTCTGACGCCCATATCACGTTGCCAGCCACCCGCACCGCGCCGTAGACGACGGGGATTGGCGCGCCGTAGCTTGACGCTTGTAATTTTAGGTCGCCTAATCGAGGGCCCTGTTGTTTAATCGCGTCCGGCGGGTCAACTAGACCGCCTAGAGCTGCGCCAATCGACCAGCCAATAGATGCGCCAATCGACCCTCCCATAAATCCGCCAATGCCAGCTCCAACCGCCCCTAATACCAGCCGCGCCATTATTCGACTCCCGGCAATTTATAGGCACAAACAACGTGCTGCCGCCACTGATCACTGAGAGCGTGCTCGACCACCGCGCGCGAAAGCGCGTAGGCGTGGATTATTGAGAGGCCGCCATGCGCGTAGTCGCCAACAATGGCAAGATGCTGCGGGGCCCCATTAAATCGCATCAACAAAACGTCTCCTACATCAATAGACGCCGCGTCAATCCGCGCCATGTGCGCATGGCACTGCGTCATCAACGTGACGCCGTCGGGTATGCGCTTGTATCCGTCAACATTAAAATCCGCACCAACAACGCCAAGGCCGCGAGCGACGCCAATAACAAGGCCCACACAATCGCACCCAACGCCCTTGAGACGCGCTTGATGCTGCCATGGTGTGCCAAGCCACGTCCTAGCCTCTGCCGCCACCTGAGCGCGTTTAATCACGTCTGCGGCTCCTCGCTCGGGGCCGCGTTGTTGTACCCGCTCGCCGTCATCACATCATTGCCAGGCAGGTATGGCTCGCCGCGGAAATTGATCGCATTGGCAAATTTTCCGACACAATCGCGTAAAAATTGTTTTTGACATCCGGCGATTGCTGTAAACGTGTCACCCACTGCGATTGTGTACGGCATCGGCAGCGCGAGAGTAAAAACGCCACGCGAGTATGCAATGACCTCCATTGCCAGTCCGCTGTTTTGGCCGCTCAAAAACGTCACGCGCCCGTTTGTGCAGTAGTCATCCGGCAGCGTGAGCGCCGCCGAAAAACTTTCTTGACTCAGGACGCTGGCGACCGTGCCGTTGTGTGTGTACGCGGCCAACGAGACCTTGCACCGGGCATCGCCAAGCGCCGCCCTGCACGTCGGTGAGTACAGCTCACCTACGACCTGCTGTAGGTTTTGAGCCAAACCGCGCAGCTCTGCGGTGTAGGCCACTCGCCCTGTTTTCACCTCGCCCAATCTGCCCGAGCGCATTTTGATTTGACCCATAGATAGGTCAGACCAGTTGATCATAAAAATCTCTATTGCCGCGTAGTCCCACAAGCCGGCGGCGATGTCTGCCTCGGTAATGACCGAGGCGTCAAGCATGCCGTCAACGTCGAGATTGTCAACTGCCAAATCCGCGTTTGATGCAATCGCGGACGGCGTTATGCCTGTCGCTGCCGCGTATGTGCGACCGCCAAAAACAATGTCGGACGAGTGCGACGTGAACCCGTAGACCGTACCGTTTTGCAAAGTGGCCAGCCAGCATGTCGCGAGCGTTGTGGTCTCGCTTGCGAGATGCTGCTTAAACGCCTCAGAAACGGCCTTCAAGGCCTAATCTCCGTGAGACTGATGTCACCCCACACATATCGGCGCGGAGACGTCTGTACGACCTGCAATCGCATCTCGTCAGAATCAAAACGCGCCGGAGTATCAAACTCGCCCGCCCATGCTGTAGGTGCTCCGCTCGCCACCGTCACAATGCCAGTCGCGTGATTGATGCTGACGCCGCTGCCACCTGTGACTGTGATCGTGCCTGAGACGGGTTTGACGATTTTTCTGTCGTGCGAAAACGCGCCTGCGCCATAGCGTTTATACATTTGGTATGTAGTGGCATTGATTGCTACAAACACGCCCTGCGATGCCGTGGCCTCGTAATCTGTCCAATCCTTAAACCTAAATCCGTGTGCTTTGCCATTGGCAACGTGAAAAAACGCCGTCAGCACGTCGGTCAGTGCGCGATCCTTGGGCGCGTGATTGCAGCGCCACGACCTTCGCGCCTGTGCCCAATTTTGATTTCTCGACTCGTACCCGCCTGCGTTGATGACGACCTCGGTCGAAAACGCGGGGCCGCCCTCAAACTCATAGGTTACGTCGTCGGGAAATCGTGGCGTCTCCAAAAACATTATCTATTCCTCATCCCGGCGACTACAGCCGCATGCATGCGCGCAGAAATTTGACTCTCTGAGGCGCGGAAACTATTAGCGTCCGGGGTCGAGATATTGAACGTGATGTTGACATTAGCACTACCGCCGTTGTTGCCACGCACGCCTAGCCGCCCGCTGCTGTCTCGCGCCAGCGGCATTATAGCCTCGGGCCCCGCCTCGCCCATCATCGCCGGATTAAAAAATGTTGTGGTGTCTACAACGCCATTTGCGAATGCGCCGCCCTTGGCGTACCCCTCGCCGGGCAGCGTAAACATGCCGCCGGCTGTTTGCCCGGCGAAGCTGCCTCCACCGCCGCCAAAAAATGACGAGAATAAATTTAACAATCCACCACCACCACCGCCACCACCGCCCAACCCCTTGAATAGCGAGCCCGCGATATCCTGCGCTGCCAATCGCGAGATTTGTGAGACAACGCTCCCCACAAAATCGTTGAACGCATCTTTTGCTGATTTTGCACCAGTGACAAACGCCGCGAACGCATCGGCGGCGCTGCCGACAAAAATGTTGTCAAATGCCTGCCCCAATAAATCAGTCGACGCCCTCAGCTCCTCGATGCGCACGCGCAGATTTTCTGCGTCTTGCAATAGTTTAGGGTTGCCGGACTCTTGCGCGATTTTCAGCCGCACCTCATAGATGCGCTGTAGCTCCTCGACCTCACGCGCGCGCGCCTCGCTACGCGCCTGCAATGACCCTAGCTCAGTAATCGCGCCGTTCCGCTGCGCGATGCTCACCAACGTCTCGGAGTTTGCACGCTGCTGCGATATTCGATCAGCCTCCTCATTGAGCGCGTTTATATTGGCCTGTGCAACGGTGTACGACCGCAGCCTATCGAGTTGAGCGACCGCCTCGTCGCGTCCCTCCACAACTAGGCGCAGCCGTATCTCCCTGTTCGCCTCATCAAACCTGATCGCCGCCGCGTCTGATAGGCTGCCCTCTAGCTCCTGCACCGCTGCGTCATTCAGTCTGATTTGTTTTTCTAAATCCTCAAAAGATTTTTTTTGACGCGCCGCCTCGTCTACCGCCTGATCGCCTGCGGCGCGTTCGAGGGCTCTACGTTTTTGGAGAGCGTCTGCAATTTTATTTTCTGCATCGAGCTTGTCGTTGGTTTTTGCAGCACGATTTTTGTAGTCCTCCAACGCGGCGATCTCAGCATCAAGTGCCGCGATTTGAGATTTAATCGCTTGCTCTTGTAGCGTTTTTCGTACGGCATAATAATCTGCAAACGAGATTGCACTGTCAGCGAGCTGCGCATCAATCGCCTTAAAATTTGATGCCAAAATATCGCGCTCTTCCGCTCCCGCTCGTTCAAGCGCTTTGATTTGGCCGTCAAGTATTTTTTTGGTGTTGTCTTCAGCGCCCGCGCCCGCGCCGCGCTCGCACGATTTCCCATTCCAGCGCCCGCCCGTCATCTCACACACCTGCTGCGCCATCGTGTTGTTCGCAGGGACCGGCGCGGCAGCCGTTTTGGTGGCGTCACTAATCGCTTTAATTTCTGCCTCTAGCTGCACTTTGCGCGTGCGTGCCGCCTCAATCGCGACCTCGATGCCAGCGCGAGAGTTGCTCTCAAACAAAGAGCTTTGGAGCCGCTTAGTCTCAGCCTCAATCCGCCGATTTACAGACGCCAGCTCATTTTGCAATTTGTTTAGCGGCGCGGCGTTGACGTCCGACACCGCCTCAGCCATCACGCCACCAATACCGACCCAAACCGCTTTTAACGTACCACCTTCTTTTTGCGCCTCTCGCATCGCCCCAACGATGCGAGCGAGCGCAGGCAGGGCTTCGGACGCGAGCTGCGTCCAAACCGCGTTACCTGATGCCCTCAACTCAATAAGTGCGTCATTAAATTTATCAGCCTCGTCCGCGGATTGTTTTGTGACTGGATTTAGTTGTCGCCCAACAACAATCATCCGCTCAAGCTCTGCCGCACCCCCGCTAAGCAGCGGTATAAGCGCGTCAAAGCCCTTGCCGAGGCGCGTGGCTATCTCTACCCTAGATTGCTCGTCGAGCGCCTCAAACGCCGCCGCAAGCTGAATTAGAGCGCGTTCTGGGTCTCGGGCCGTGACACCCAAAACGGAAAGCGTTGCTTGCATCGCTTTGTCGCCGTCGGCAGCGGCGATCTGCGCTTTTTGCAATCGTTTTAATCCAGTCGCCAGCCCCTCTAGGCTGGTGCCAGATTGTTCTGCGGCGATTTTGAGCGCGCCCAACGTCTCGACCGACACCGCCGTGCGTTTAGACAAATCGTTGAGGTCGTCGAGTTGGGTAATGGCGCCAGCAAATTTGCTAAACGCGGTGGTAGCCAAGCCAATAGCGCCAACCGCTACGCCAAGTCCGGCGAGCACGCTGCCAGCCTTGCTTGCCGCGCCTTCCATTTTTGCAAATGCCTGCGTAGTCGAGTCGGCGGCGCGTTTCATCGCGGCGCGTAACTCCGCGTCGTTTACCGCAATCTCGATCCCCAGTGATCCAATGCGCTTACTCATTCGTCACCCTTGCTGCTGCTCAAAATAATCGCGGATTTGCTCAAGTCCAAAAACAAAATTTTCGATGTCGCGCACGCCTTGCAGCTCTACTATGAGCGGCAGCGCCGCCCAATCAATCCCGCCCATGCGCCGCCATGCCTGCACGACCTGAGCG